GCAATTCCTGCACCTGCAAGAATTTTATTCATAGTTTTACCCGTTTTTAGTTTAAACGCCACGTATTATCAAACATAATTTAGTTCTTAAATGTTTCTAAATTCGAGTTTAGAAACATATTTTATCAAGTATATTAAGTTAAAGTATGGGTCTACTTGGTAAAATACTTCCCTTAGTTGCAATAGGTGCAGCACTTGCCTTTTTTGCTAATGTTTTCACTAGACCCCTTTCCGCTTCTGCAAGTGCAGGTGCATTAAGTGACACTGGTCTTGCTATTGGTGATACTTTAACAAATTTAGGAGTTGGTGCTTCTAATTTAGGCGGGGGAATTGGCTCAGGTTTATCTGGTCTATTGCAACCCGCATGGGAAATTAGAAATTTATTTGAAGCCTTTTCTAACAATGTTTCTGGGTCTGCTAATGTCGGTGCAGTAGCCCAAGTGGATGGAGAAACTAATCAGGTGACTGGGGTAAATAGGCCCAGTTCTAGTACTATTACTTGGTCTAGTGGTAAAACTGCAACAGTTGCAACCGCACTAAGCCCAGCAGCAAAAGCATATTATGGTAAATTAGGAGTCGCTGTTAATTGAAGAAAGGGTCTAAAGCCGCGAAGGCTTGGGGTGCAAAAATGCGAAGGCTTAGAGGAACCAAGAAAAAGACTAAAAGAAAATCAACAACAAGAAAAAGAAAACGAAGCACAAGAAAAGGTCAAGTCAGAAAAACTGCAAGACGTGCTTATACAGGTCTAAAAAGGCGTGTTTCTAGGCGTAAAAAGTCAGATTCTGCGTGGAATTTCTAATGCCCAGAACTAAACGTTATTTACAAAAGAAACTAAAAAGAAAAGGCAGATTAAGTGAAACTGAAGCTGAATGGCTTTGGTCTGGATTTTAAACCCAAATGTATTTCTCCCCTTTACACGTAGGGCAGGTTTCTGTAGTATTATAGACTGGGTCAAGTTTATTTGAGTTTGATTGAAAATCTACAGTCCTAATAATTCCATGCGGATTACCCGTTATTGTGTCTGCACATGTCTTACAGGCTTTGTATTGCTTCAGTTTCACTTCCAGATTCGGTCTGTTTACTACTGGAAGTGTTTGCGGATTTAATCTTCTCATATACCTTCTCTATTAGTGCAGGGTCTTTTTTAACAGCTTCTTCAACTTGAGGAATTAAGAATGATGCAGCCTTGCGATACTTAGCTGGGATTAATTGGCTAATAACCTCACCTAGACCGCTGTTCTGCATGTCGGTGTCTGTTATTGTAGGGCCTTGTTTCATTTTGTTTAAGGTTCCTTTAAGTCGTAAAATCTCTTGTCGGTAATCTTTAGCTTCTTCTTTCTTACTTTCTGCTAGATACTTAATATCATTCTCAAAGTCTTTGATACGCTGCCTAGAGTGTTTATTGATACTTGACTTAGACCTAGCAATAAACACGGCACACATACCACCACATATACTCGCCACCAAGACAAGTGCTGCTGATAAAACTTCGATTTCCATCCCATAAATAGAAGAAAACTACTTAGATCTAAGTGTTTATCCCTAATACTACCCTAAATCACCCTAGCATGAGCTAAGAAAAGCTAACAAAAACCTACAATAAACTACCATGGTTATTGACTTCTATCCTAATAATTATACAATCGTAGGCTGTGGAAAGTGGTAGGTGGGGGAATTAGCGGTGGCTGTCTTGTAAAGACAGAATTTTTTTAAGGGCTGACCTGTCTTTTTTGTAAAAAAAAAGTGTGTGTGTTATTTTTATACTACTATGCGGACTTAGTATTGAATTGAGGGGTTTAGCTTACAGTCATACCGCAAAAAAGCGTATAACTTCTCAACCAGCTAGCAGTATCCGGTCACATAAGAACCCCGATATGCAGTCTAGCGTTAATCCCCCCCTCAATTCAAAAAAATTGACTGTAAAAGGGGGTGAAATAAAATAGACTGGATGGAAGCACCGACAAAAGCAGCAAAAGCAGCGGGAAAAAATACGGGAACAATAAAGGCATCTAAAACCATCAATATGCCAGTATCCTATTGGGCTTTACTTGAGCAGATAAGGTCACGAATGGCCATACAAAATGGTAGTGCAGCAATGATGCATTGTATAATGACTAGGGCTAGAACGTTAGGTCTAGAAACCGGATGACTTACGAACTATCAAAAGAATTTGCAGGGTTACAATATGAAATAGAAGAACAGACAAAAGTATCTTTTAATTTTCATTGTGCAAAATGTGGCAAGTTCAAAAAGAAAAATACAAATTCAAAATACTGTTACAAATGTCTAGGATTACGATGAAGTGTTTTAACCCTACATGCAAATGTTCTGATATTGAATTAGAACGTGTTTTGAAAATTCGTTGTAGAAATTGTCATTGTTCAATAATATACGATATTGAACAAATTAATTTCTTCAACTAACCCCTATCAACAAAACACTTGATAAACTTCAAAACTGAAATTTGAAGTTTAATCCATATTTTTTTAAGCAATACGCCGACCCCAAACAGTCCAGCACATTCCTGCATCCATATTAGCACTTGCTACAATTTCCAATTCCGTGATATCGCCAGTATTAAATCCACTACCGCAGTATGCGGTTGTAATTTGATTACCTGACCCGCCAAGATTCCCACCACTAGCATCAATCATCATTTTTTCTGCTGCTTCCCCATTCTCACTTCTTTTAATTGAACATATAACCGAAACTTGAGAACCATTTGTAGTAATGGCACTATTGATTAATTCAATAGTTGAAACACCACTAGCCGCATTACCAGATAATGTACCGGCATTATTTAGAATATTACTATATTGATAATTTGCATGACCGTTAATTGTGAGACCTATAGACCCTGCACTAGCTTGCCATCCTCGCAAACAAAAAACTAATTCGCCGTATGTTGTCTCCATATCTAAAGCTGAAGCTGGCGTATATGTCATAGTTGTACCATCGGATGCTAAAACTTCATCGTATAATACTTCTAATCTTCCTTGCGTATGTTCGGTTGACCATTCAGGTGCAGTGGCACCAGCATTGACGATTAATTGTTGACCAGCTAAACCTATTCCCAGTTCTTGTAAATGTGCGCCGTCAGAATATGTAACGGAACCCGCTGACATATTACCTTGCGTCACATTCTGCATATCAAGGCTGCCGCCATCCTGTAAAATCGTACTGGAGTGAGTATGTGGCTTTAAAATATTAGAACCGCCACCAGAAAAACCCATTAACTTAACACCTTTACAAATTCTTGATATTTTTTAATTAATTTTTTTTTTTCGTTTTGTGTCATTGTGACCTCTGATTAAATCGTTGAGCTTCTGAATTATAAAACATCGGTGTGACTTGACCGAGAACATGAACCGCACCTGCTGCACCTGCTACAATTTGAACTCTGATAATATTTTGATCGTTTATGTTTTGGTCTGCACCTGCACTTAACGATACTAAGGGTTGACCGTTTACAGAAAATTGACAGGCGTTTACGGCATCTTGATTTTTTATTGCAACTGAAATAGCAACGGCTCTATATTGTGCCGGATATTCAATTGTCGTTGTAGTTCCTGCTGCGATAATATCAGCAACATAAGTACTCGGCACAGTAGGGTCTTTTGGTAAGACATTAACAACATAGCCTAGCATATTTTGTGGCATAAAAGCCCCCTAAAACAAATTAGCGTATTTCATCAAGAAACTGTAAGCAGCAATACCGCCGCCAGTTGCAACTTGAGCAGATTGAAATGATAATTGTTTTCCACCAGATTGTCCCCCGACACTTACGGGGATTGGACCGAATACGACTCGACCTGCACTAGCTGCACTGGATGCTACTGAAAAATTTGAAACGCCGGATTGAATACCGTTAACTAAAACATTGTTTTGATATGCTGCTGCACCGGGGGGGTCTGGATTATTCACACAATCAAGAATTACGTTACTCCGGTTCAATTGTTGGATTGTGAGCCCTGTAACATCATCTGTGGAAGGCGTAAAAATATTTAACGCTGCACCAGTTGTCGTATAAGAACGCATTAATGGAACTGCCATTTTAAAGACTCTCCACCTGAACGTTACCTTCTGAAGTTGGGCCAGTAAATGCTGTTAAACTGCCACCTAGAAAAGATGAACCAATAGCACCTGCTAAAGATTCAATTCCACCCACGCCAAATGCTGCAACACTTGTTAGGGCTTTACCCATTGTAGAACCTGCTAAGGATGGTGCGATTGCACCAAGTATGACAGTTCCTAAAGTAGCAATTCCTGCACCTGCAAGAATTTTATTCATAGTTTTACCCGTTTTTAGTTTAAACGCCACGTATTATCAAACATAATTTAGTTCTTAAATGTTTCTAAATTCGAGTTTAGAAACATA